TCCAGGCGGCCCCGTACGCCATCGCTCCGCCCCGGGCCCGATGCTCCTCCACCACGAGGCCTTCTTCGAGCCCTCGCGCCAGCGCCTCGAGCGAGCGGGCATGGTGACCCTGGGTGTGCCGTCGTCGCCCGAGCGGCTGACCCCGGCCGCGGAGACCCTCATGCAGCTCGTGACGTCAGGGTCGCTCGTCCACGACGGCGACCCCGAGACCGCGGCGCAGATGGCGTGGGGCGTAGCGAAGCAGCGACCCAGAGGCTGGGCCATCGAGTCGGGCACGGGCGATCCCATCGTCGCGGCGCAGGCGGCCATGCTCGCGGTCCACTGGGCGATGACGGCGGAGCGGCCGCGGGACACCGAGGGTCAGGCCTCGTTCTAGGGTGCCCTACAGGGCACTACCTGTGCCGGTCACCACGCGCTGAGATAAGCGCATGGCGCTCACACCCGAGCAGGCCGTCGACCGCGCCCGCGAGCTGCATGAGCAGAGCCAGTCCGAGAAGCAACGCCTCGATGATGTGCGGCGCTACTGGAAGGGCCGCCAGCGACTCCCCATCGTCCTGCCGGCCACGGCTCCGACCGAAGCCCGCATCCTCGCACGCAGCGCGCGGGTCAACGTCATCGACCTCGTCGTCGAGAGCCTTGCGCAGGGCCTCTCGGTCGATGGCTACCGAGGAGCCACCGAGACGGAGGATGCGGCCGTCTGGGGCGTCTGGCAGGCCAACCGGATGGATGCCCGTCAGTCGATCATCCATCGCGCCGTGCTCGCCTACGGCATCGCCTACGCCGTCGTCACGCCGGGCGAGCCCGTCCCGGTCATCCGAGGTCTGTCGCCCCGGCGCTTGACCACGCTCTACGACGATGGCGAACCGGACTGGCCCGCCTTCGCGCTGGAGCGCGCCCCGGCCGGCCCCTGGCGGCTGTACGACGAGATGTCCGTGCATCTGCTGACGGAGGACTCCGGCGCGTTCACCTACGAGAGCACATCCGAGCACGGGGCTGGCGTCGTCCCGGTCATCCGCTACCTCGAGGTGCAGGATCCCGACTGGGACGACGAGCCCTCCGATGAATCCTATCCGGCGACGCGGGGGCTCCAGCGGCAGGTCATCGGCCAGGTCGCGCCGCTCATGGCGCTCCAGGACCAGATCGACATCAAGGCCTGGGACCTGCTCGTGGCCCAGCACTTCTCGGCGAACCAGCAGCGCTACGTCCTGGGCTGGATGGCGCCCGACGAGGAGACGAAGCTCAAGATGAGCGGCTCGACGATCTGGACGTTCGGAGGCAATGCACAGGACATCCAGGTCGGGGTCATCCAGGGCGCGCCGCTCGACGGTCATCTGGAGAGCCTGCAGGCGAGCTTCCGCCAGGTCGCCTCGCTCAGCCAGACGCCGGCCCACGAGCTCGTGGGCCAGCTCGTCAACCTCTCAGCGGAGGCTCTGGCGGCCGCCGAGGCCGGACGTGACCGCAAGATCGCCGACCGCCAGACCACCATCGGCGAGGCGCACGAGCAGACGATGTCCCTGGCGGGGCGCCTGGCGGGTATGCAACTGCCCGTCGACGCGCAGGTCATCTGGCGTGACACGTCGGCCCGCAGCTTCGCGGCGACCGTGGATGCGCTCGTCAAGCTCGTCCAGGTCGGTGTCCCGCTCGCCGAGGTACTGACGCTCGTGCCCGGCCTCTCGCAGCAGGACACCGAGCGCATCAAGGCTGCCCAGCCCGAGCCCATCCCGGTGCTCCAGGAGGAGGCCGCTTGAGGTGACACACAGGGCACTACAAGCGATGCCGTGATGGCGTCAGCATCGACAGGAGGACGTGATGTCCGATGACGCGGGCGCGACGCCCGACCAGGCACCCGCGGGCGCGACGCCCGACACGAGCACAGGCGGGACGCCTGAAGGCGACGACAAGCCTGACAGCCTAGAGGGGCTGCGTGAGGCGCTCGCCAAGGAGCGTGAGGCTCGCCGCAGGTTCGAGGCCGAGGCCAAGAAGAACGCCGGCGCCGCGAAGCGCCTGGCGGACGCCGAGGAGGCGGACAAGTCGGAGCTGCAGAAGGCGAACGACGCCAAGGCGCTGGCCGAAGCCAGCGCCGCGAAGGCGGAGGGGCGACTCCTCCGCCTGGAGATCGCAGCCGCGAAGGGACTCTCCCTCGCGATGGCGGGACGCCTCGCGGGCGAGACGAAGGAAGAGATCGAGGCCGACGCCGATGAGCTGCTCAAGGAGCTGCGCCCGGCATCGAAGCCGGACACGACGGGCCGGCCTCGCGAGTCGCTGAGGTCGGGCACCGCGCCCGATACCCAGCCTGAAGAGACCGACCCAGTGAAGCTCGCGGCGCTGGTGCCGCGCACCTGATAGGAGGCCGATCCCGTGGCCAACGCATTCCTCACCGCCGAGCGCGTCGTCTCGACGGCCCTCGGTCTCCTGCAGCGGGAGCTGACGCTGCCGCGCCTGGTGTGGCGTGACGCGGCCGGCGACTTCCGCGGCGCCAAGAACGACACGATCAGCATCCGGGTGCCGGCCTACGCCCCCGCGCGCACGCGCGACCTGCGCTCGGGCTCCGCCCGGACGCGTGACGAGCTGACCGAGCGCAAGGTCGACGTGACGCTCGACACCGACGTCTACAAGGACGTCAAGGTCACCGACGAGCAGCTGACCCTCGACATCGCCGACTTCGGTCGCCAGGTGCTCAACCCGATGATGCTCGGCGTCGCGCAGGCCCTGGAGCAGGAGGTCGCCGACGAGATCACCGCGGCCACCTACCAGAACAGCATCACGTACACCGTGGCGTCGCAAGATGCCTGGGCCGACGTGATCCTCGTGGCGCGCGAGTACCTGAACAAGGCCAACGTGCCGATGAGCGGCCGGGTCATCGCGCTCGGCGCCGAGGCCGAGACGGCATTCCTGGGGACGGACCTGTTCGTCAAGGCCAACGAGTCGGGCTCGGGCGCCGCGCTGTCGGAGGCCACCATCGGCCGCAAGGCAGGCTTCGAGATCGTGTCCTGCCCAGTCCTGCCGCCCGACGAGGCGTACGCCTTCCACCGGACCGCGTTCGTCATGAACCAGCGGGCTCCGATGGTGCCGGCCGGCGCGCCGTGGGGCGCGAGCCAGGCGTTCGACGGCATGGCCCTGCGTGCCGTGCGCATCCTCGACTCGGACACGATCGAGGACGTGGTGGCGGTCGATGCCTGGGTCGGGGCCAACCACGTCACCGACGACGGCTACCTGACGGCGGACGGCATCTTCATCCCGTCGGAGGGCGCCGTCGGCGCTCAGGTGACTCTCGCGACCTCGGCAGCGGCCGACGACATCATCGACACGGCGGCCGCGCATGGCTATGCCGCGGGCGACATCGTCGTGTTCGATGCGCTGACGGGCGGCACGGGGCTCGTGGTGGGTCAGCGCTACTACGTCATCGCGGGCAACCTCGGTGCACAGACGTTCCAGGTGAGCCTGACGGCCGGTGGCGCAGCCGTGAACTTCACGGCCGACATCACCGCCGGCACGGTCCGCAAGAACGGCGCGCCGCTCTTCGTGCGTGCCGTCAAGATCGCGCTGGCCTGATGCCGGTCACGTTCCTCTCGAACCGGCCGGCATCATCGGTCGGTCGAGGGTTCAGGTTCCGGGGTGGGCGTCTCACGGTCTCGGACGAGCAAGCCGAGACCGTGAGGGCCGCCGCCGCGCTACACCCGGAGCTGGGCATCGTCGAGGAGTCCGCTGTCTCGCTCGACCGCCTGACGAAGGCCGAGCTCGTCGAGATCGCGACCGAGCGAGGGCTGTCTGGCGAGGGCACGCGAGCGGACATCATCGAGCGCCTGGAGGCTTGAGCGATGGCGCTGGACGCCACGGTCGCGGGCGCGTCGGCTGACGCATACCTCACGGTCGCCGATGCCGACGCCATCGCCGCGGCCGACATGGGCTCGGAGGCCGAGCGCTGGCTGTCATCGAGCACGACCGTCACGCAGCGGGAGATCGCGCTCAAGCGCGCCACGCGCGAGATCGACGACCTCCCACACTCGGGCACGGCCTACTCGACCACGCAGGCGCTCGTCTATCCGCTGTCCGATGACCTCGACGTCAACGGGGACCCCATCATCGTCAAGCGCGTCCGGCATGCCACGTACTACCAGGCAGCCTTCGTCCTCTCCAACGCAGCCGTCATCGACCGGGCGAATGCACGCCGGGCCCGTGACGTGAGCCAAGCGAGCGAGCCCGACATGTCATACACGCTTGGCGAGGGCGGGCGGTCGATCTACTCGCCGCGCGCGCTGCAGTCGCTGGAGGGCAACGCGAGGGGCGGCGGCATGGTCGCCGTCTGGGCTACCACGGGCCTCGAGGACCCCTACACCGAGGCGGTCGTCCTGTGAAGGTCGTTACCAACCCCGCGCCCCTCGAATCTGCCGCGACGGAGGCCTTCTACGCCGCCGCCGAAGACGTGCGCCAGTACGTCATGCGCGCCACCGTCCCGGTCAAGTCGGGCAAGCTGCGCGACTCCATCAGGGTCAACCGGCGTAAGCGCAACAACGGTCCCACAGCCCGGGTGGGCTCGCGTCTGCCCTACGCTGGCGTCCAGGAGCGCGGCGGCGGCCCGGCGGCCGGCTGGCGCGCCCGGGGGCCCCATGTGAAGCGTGCCAACGCCTCGGCCTACCTGCGCAAGGGCGCCGAGAAGTTCCCCGCCCTCTACGAGGCGCAGCTGCGGCGGACGCCGGTCCGCTCGGCCGCCTTCGTGAGCCACGACTTCGGCGGTGAGGTCGGGCTGCCATCGCTCGAGCTGTCCGGGCTGTGATGTGGCCACCGTCAACGACATCTGCGACAAGCTGGCGGCCCTCATCGAGCCGGACCCCACCCTCCGCGACGACAGTTGCGCCCAGCCCTCGACCTACGACCCTGACCGGCTGTACGTCTGGCCACGGATCGTCCTTATGGATCCCGAGGGCGACGGCTCGGTGGACCGCGAGCGGTTCGACATCCGCGTCGAGTGGGCCGCCGATCGCCTGGGTGAAGGCGAGCCCGACCGGGAGGTCAGCGACGCGATCGCCGCGCGCGCCTATGCCCTGGCTGCGGTCGTCCGCGCCAATCGCACGAACCAGGCGCTCTGGGACAGCCTCTCGGTCGGCTTCGACTTCGAGGCCCTTCGCGGCTTCGATGTCCGAGGGTTCCGAGCGTCGGTCCAGGGCTACATGTTGAGGAGCGAGTGATGGACCACCGCCGCGCCACCCCCGGCTACCGCGTCGTCACCACGGACGTCACCGGCCGGCGCGTGAAGCTCGCCGCCGACGACCTGGGCGTCATCACGATCGAGTCCGACGAGGAGCGGCGCGTGGCAGATGCGCTCGGCCTGCCGGTCACGAAGGTCCCGAAGCTGTCCAACGCCGAGGTCGCTGACCTCCAGAAGAAGAGCAAGGAGGGCTGACCTGTGGTCGCCGGCAACAAGGCCAACGCGCGCTTCAACTTCCAGGCCGCCCAGGGCACGCCCGCGGCGACCTCGGCCTATGGCGTCAAGCTTGCCGGTGGCGGCTTGCCCATGGGCGCGGGCGAGAACGCCTACTTCGAGGAGACGACGGGCGCACAGATGCGCTCGGACGTCTACGCCGTCGAGCGTCACGGCGAGGGCGCGCCCGAGTTCCTCGTCCGGCCCAAGAGCATCGCGGGCCTGCTCTACGGCGTCCTGGGCACCGACACGCCGTCAGGCGCCGCGGATCCTTGGACGCACGTCCTCACGCACGCCGATTCGCTGCCGTGGATAACCTGGTGGAGCCATCTCGGCGGGCTCGACTTCGAGGAGCTGTCCGACTGCAAGATC